GACCAGCTCCAGAGCGTGCAGAAGACCGGTGCAGAGTTCGACATGGGTGAAGTCGAGGCCATCATGGACAAGAGGGCGGTTCACTCGGAGATTCTGCGGCACTGGCGCGAGAAGGCGTCCGACCGCTCGACCGTGGTGTTTTGCTCGACCATCCAACACGCCCAGCACTTGGCTGAGGCGTTCCGCGAGGAAGGCATCTCGGCCGAGGCCGTCCACTCCGAAATGTCGGACGACGACAACGCGACGGTTCTGAGGCGCTTCGACCAAGGCAAAATCAAGGTGCTGCTCAACGTGATGAAGCTGACGGAAGGCTGGGACTGCCAGCGTGTGGGGTGCGTTGTGCTGGTGCGACCGTGCAGTCAGAAGTCAACGATGATTCAGATGATCGGGCGAGGGCTGAGACCGTGCATTGATGCCAAACGCTACCCTGGGGTGATTAAGAGCGACTGCATCATCTTGGACTTTGGCGCCTCACTGCTCACGCACGGTGACATCGACGCGGGAGACCGGCTGTTTGTTCGCCAGAGCGAGACCGGTGAAGCGCCGATGAAGAAGTGCCCTGAGTGCGGCATTCAAGTGCCAGCTGCTGTCAGTAACTGCCCCGTGTGCGGCTACGTCTTCCCGGTTCGAGTCAACGGCATCGAGACAATCGAGTCCTTCGAGATGTCTGAGATGCAAATCATCGAGATGTCTCCGTTCCGGTGGGAGTCGATGTACGGGGACGCCGTGCGCATGGCGAACGCGCTCACTGCGTGGGGCGCGGTCATCAGGCTTGGCGAGGTGTATAACGCCATTGGCGGAGTCACCGGAGGCGCGGTTACCGTCATTACCCGCACAAACTCCAAGGAACTTGCGCTCGCTCAAGCGGACGATTATCTGCGATCCAACGGAGATCGTGCAAACTCGCGCAAGACCAAGAGTTGGATCAAGCTGCCACCCACCGACGCGCAACTCAAGCACATGGCGGACGTTCCCATGTTTGGGATGTCTCGGTATCGTGCGAGCTGCCTGCTGACATGGCGTTTCAACGAGTCCCGAATAAAAAAAGCAATTCTCGGCTAAAGAACATGGAAAACCAACCGAAAGAGACAGTATGTACTCAAAACTGTGGCGCGAAATCATCCAACCCGTCCTCGACGACCAGCGCCGTCGAGCCGCAGCACTACAAGCAGCACCCAAGTGGTGTAGAGTGTATCGAAATTGCAGAAAACATGGTTTTTCCTTTGGGGAATGCCGTGAAGTACGTTTTCAGGAATCAAATAAAGCACGAAAATCCAACACTTGATTTAAAGAAGGCTTTGTGGTACATCTCCAGATATGTGGAAACTTTATCCATCAAAGCCGGAATACGAGGTATCAATTTTTGGTCAGATAAGACGCGTTTCGAATGGAAGAATAAGAAATCCAGTGAAGATAAAGAGTGGATACATGACGTGTATGTTCTCATCTCCGAGGCAATTACTGTATGTGCATCGAATGGTACTGGAGACATTCGTAGGGCCATGTCCGAGTGGATGCAATGCATCGCATTTGAACGGCAATCGAGAAGACAACCGGTTGGAGAATCTGAAGTGGGAAACTCATCTGGAGAACTGTCGCAGGAAATGGGTTCACGGAACATCTTATCATGGGCGACAAAATCCGATGGCAAAACTTTCGGATGCTCAAGTTCAAGAGATCAGAAATCTTGCAATGAATGGGGTATCCCAAACGAAATTAGCGAAATTATTCTCCGTATCCAGAGCAACAATATACAGAATCTTAAGTATGATATCGTGGCAATATCAAAATATTTAATGATTGAAAAGCCATGCAGTAAGTCACTTGCAATTCTTTATTTATGGAGAGCTCACAAAAGCGAAATTGAAGCTGATAAAATCAAAGAACTAAACAATGCTGCATGGCATATTCAATGCGAAATTTCAACTGCAACAACAACAACAAAATGAAAAACAGACTAGAACAAGAAGCCACTGAGCTTCTGGCACTGACGGAGACGCTGCTTCAGTCGCACCCAAACCGGCGTGCGTTTGAGGCGACATTCAAACGCATCGAGGCCGAAATCATGCGCCTCAGAAAGGAGAGCAAATGAACCTGCCAAGCTGGTACGACCGTTGGCTAACCAACGATCCGAATGAACAGCCCGAAGCACCGGACTGCCGATGCGGGACGATGATGGAGTGGAACGAGGTGAGCGAAATGCTCAAGTGCCCCGAATGCGAGAAGGAGGAGGAGAAATGACCAACGACCAAATCAACGTGGCGATTGCACAGGCGTGTGGGTGGATGGACATTGAAGAGTGTCCCTGTGGGTTCAAAACCAGAGGTAATCCGCCTTGGTATTCCGCGCACAAAAAGCACATCCCCGACTACTGCAACTGTTTAAACGCCATGCACGAAGTGGAGGAGGTGCTTGGGTCTGAAGCGTTGTTTGAAGCCTACTACCTCAAGCTGTACGATGTAACACATTCCACTTTATGGCCTATCCGCGCCACCGCACGGCAACGGGCAGAGGCGTTTCTGCGGGTGCTGGGCAAATGGGAGGAGGTGCAACCGTGAGAGACGCACTTGACCCAGACCACTGGGTGAATGGCGGTGAATGCGACCATCCGCATCCTGATGCGCTTGCGATGGATGCGCTGTACGCTGAGAACAAACAACTCCGCGCAGAGGTTGAGCGGTTGAGGGAAGCTCAACGCTGGATTTCGGTGCAGGAGCAGTTGCCGCCAGTAAACACCGCTGTTTTAACGAGATGGAGAGGCGAGACTTTTAGCGTTGATTGGAGGTTTCCAAGCGGCGAATGGACTACAGGGGCGTTTGTAACGCACTGGATGCCATTGCCGGAACCACCGAAGGAGGTGCAGGGATGAGCGAGCAGGAAATCAACGAAGCCATCGCTGAAGCGTGTGGCAGAGAGAGGAACCCAGACGGGGGTTGGTATCCAGACAATGGATTACGAGTCGGCACTCAGGCCATCCCAGACTACTGCACTGACCTCAACGCCATGCACGAGGCGGAGGACGAACTCAGTGGAAACCAATACATGGTTTACGCTCTGATGCTGGATGCCGTAGAGGGGTCTTTATTTGGCATACGCGCCACCGCTCGCCAACGGGCAGAGGCGTTTCTGAGGGTGATGGGCAAGTGGGAAACAGTAGTAAAGGAATGCTTTACAACTGACGCAGACCTTTTGGGTGACGCCGCGAAAAAGGTCGGGGAGGTGCAGCCGTGAGCGACTCATGCACATCGTGCGGCGTCTTGTGGCATGAGCACCCAAGCGTTGCGTTTACCTGCCGGTCTTTGAGCGAGGCAGTTGAAGAGCGAGACGAGTACAAGGCTCGTCTTGAAACCGCATCTGAGACCATCAAACGCCTCGAAGACGAGCTAGCCGAATGGCGACTAGCCAGCGGTGTTGAGGGGCCACTATTCTTGAAACATGAAACTGCTGGCAACCATTTTTGCGGCAATCGCGATCGCTGACACCGTGAAACTCTACCAACAAGAGGACAAAGCCTCCGTCACCGCGTATGTGGCCGTGTTGCTTCTAGCCATGTTCGGAATCTTTTACTCACTTAAGAACGACGATGAGCATCTTTAAGCCAGAGACAAAGAAGGTAATCGGGAACGAGCCGGCACAGGCTGCTATCGCAGCGGTACTGGATGAGGCCATTCTGAAGCGGCAGGCGAACCAAGAGAAGCGGGACTACCTCGGGGCGTCTAGGTGGGGCGAGGCGTGCGAGAGACGCCTCCGGTATGAGTACGAGCACACGCCAGAGGACGAAGGCTCGGGCTTCTCACCGGAGGTGCTGCGCATCTTTGATATGGGGCACGACGGCGAAGACCGCATGGCGAAGTATATTCGAGCCGCCGGGTTCGACCTGCTCACCGAGAAGAGCGACGGCAAACAGTTCGGCTTCCGAGCTGCGGACGGGCGCCTCGGCGGACACATCGACGGCATTGTCGCCGGCGGGCCCATCATCACCGGTGTTGAGTACCCGCTTCTGTGGGAGAACAAGGCGCTCAACGACAAAAGCTGGAACGACACCAAGAACAAGGGCGTGAAGGCGTCCAAGCCGGTGTACTACGCCCAGATGCAAATCTACTGCGCGTACCTCGACATCCCCTCGGGCGGGATGTTCACGGCGCTGAACCGCGATACCGGTGAGGTGCTCGTTGAGCTTGTCCCATACGATGCCTTGGCCGCTCAAGAGGCGTCAGACCGCGCAGTGCGCGTCATCGACGCTCAGTCGCCCAAGGAACTCCCGCGCCTCGGGAACGACCGCACCGACTTTCGGTGCAAGTTCTGCTCGTTCAAGTCCACTTGCTGGGAGGATGTTCCCGTGCAGGTAAGCCCCAAAGCAACCAAGCCGTTCTGGCTTAAGTAAGACACTACCC